GATAATGATATCATCACATCAAATTTTCATAAATATTTAATAATTATTAGTCATCATGAAAAGAGATTATTATTTAGAAATTCATATCAAAATATTCATCATAATTACAATTATGCTAATCAAACAAATTTTTTAATAGATTTGCTTAAATTAAAAACATCATCGAATGTGTCTGAAATAACTGGAAATAAATTTGGCGAGCCTTTTTATAATTTTCATAACAATTTACTTTTTTATATAGATCCATTTAAAATATTAGATACATTAAGGAAAAACAAACCAAAAACCAAATTTCATGGATGTTTAGAATTTTATTTATATGATAGAAATAAATTATTCGAAATAGTTCAACAATCATTGAAATATATTTTACCATTAAATGCAATCTTTACAATTGATATTGCAAATATTAATGAAAATTCATCTTATGAAAAATTAAGAGAGACAAAATATCAATCCAAAATTAAAAAACATTTGATGAATATGAAAGAATTATCACCTAGAGAAGTTGAAATATATTTAATGGAAAATAGATTAGATAAGTATTATAATCTATTTAATCCAATTAATGAATTTTATTTGAGAATTATGAAAACAAGAAAAATAGATGAGTCTTTTTATTATAAAAAATATTTTGATGGAAATGATAGAAAAACTGCTGTTAATGCATATTTGAAAGGATTTAGATGGGTTTATCAATATTATTTTACTAGGCTTTCTGAACCATGTACTGGAAAGCAGAAAATAAATTCTATTGATGAAACATGGTATTATCCATATTTTAAAGCTCCTTTATTTGAAACCATGGTAACAAGTTATTCTAGTTCTATACTAGAAACCAAGCAAAAATATAAAAAATTAGATATCACTCCATTAGAACAACTATTATACATTACTCCTGTCAGAATGAGTGATTTATCAAAACCAGAATTTTATTCATTGTTTGTAGAATACAAAAATAAAAAATTTATTGATGAAGATTTGGTTAAATCAATAAGAATATTTATTGAAAGACATCCACAATTTTTTTATAATTTAGATGAAATTTATTATTCGGTTAACACAGGTAATTTAAATAAAAATTTATTTGACTGTTCTAATTCAAGTTTCATATCAAAATGTCACTATGAAATTTTAAACTATGTGGTTGATATAAATCAATTCACCAATAAATTAAAACAAATATTACATTAAGTGTTTTTAAACTTATTATAATATTCATTAAGCTTATTTAATTTTCCAAGTACTTTATATTTAATTAAGCCATACTTATTTACTAATAAATTTAATAAATGGTCAATATCTGGTTTTTTAAGTTGTAATTTATCTTGTGCAACCTCATCATGTAATGAATTTAAGAAATAGTTTTTAGCATCTTGATAATTATAATTTTCAGGTATAGGGTATTTCAATTCTGCTAATTCCTTTAATGCTGCATCCATTGATTTATGCTTAATATATGCATTAAAAATATCATTTGGTTTTGCATCTGCAATACCTTGACAATAATCACACCCAAATAAAATACATAATTCAATGAATTGTTCATGATTAATATTCAAGTTATTTAAAATTTTATCTAACTCTATTTCTAATGGAATTTTTTTACTTGATGATAAATTTCTAATAATTCTAGGTGAACCAAAAGTCAATATATCCATATCCTCTGTTAATACTGCATATACCATATTTGACTTGCATAAATATGCTAATTCTGAATCTGCTTCTTCAGGTGCATCAATAAAAGGAATACCCATCATATTTAACAGTTCTCTACATTGGTCCATTTGTTCTCTTGATATACAAACACTTCTTTTTAAATATTTGATTTTATCACTTTCGGTTTGTGCATCAGATAATTTTTCGAGGGCTTTTTTTCTTATTTGTTTACGTGCGTCTAATATTTTTTGTTTGAGTTGAGGCGGTTTGCCATCAAATACATAAACTGGAATGATTCCTTTTTCAAGGAATGCTAATGTTTTATTAAATAATCCCAAAATATGTGATGTAATTTCTCCTTTTTCATTTGTTAAATCTGAACCGGAGTTTCTAATTGCTATAACAACTTGATACATTAATATGCTGATGTCAATAGCAATTTTCTTCCCGTAATAATTATTTGTCTCTTTTTCAGAAATTATTTCAGGATAATCAGATAAGAATTTAAGTAAGTTTTTAATGCCCATATAGGTATTTATTATATGATTAAATTATTTCTTTAATAGTAAACAAATCAATTTTTTAGCCAATAAAATAAATATTATAAATTATAATTTTTATTATATTAATAAATTATTTTCCCATGTATATTAATGTTAGAATTTAAAATAGTTTACCCATTTGAATCAATTATTTATGGAGATTCTTTTAAGGATGCGGTTAAAAATTATGTTAAATTAAATCGTAATTTGAACTTAACCCAAATGATTATTAAGGACCAAAGTAACAACATGCAGGCTCAAATCAGATATTATCAAGAAGATGGTAGAAATAAAGTTGGTATCAATATGTTCCCTGTTGGTTTAAATTATCCAATTCCAATTGTAACTAATGATACTTACATCCCTCCCAGAGTTGCTGAACCAATTATCAGCACTATGTTCCCTCTCAGTCCTGTTGTCTCCCCATTCGTACCTTTTGTTCCTACCGTTATAAATATTCCTAATAATTAAATTCCATAAACAATTCCTTTAAAATTACAATCTATTATTATTGGACTTTTTTCATAATAATAGTTTGAAACATTTGCTTCAAATTTATTATCTTCTAATAACCTTATATCAGTGAAATAAATTAATTTATTCTCACAATATCCGTAAAAAAATCCTGTTGACATTAAATTAGTTATTTCATTGATATTATTAAAATTATTAATACTAAAAGTTTGTTTTATGTTTGTGTTTGATGATTTTTCTTTATTATTAACCAATAAACCATATTTCCAATTTTTTTTAGGAATCTTATTTGTTTGTAAACAAACTGTCAACATTTGTTGTTTATTAAATTTTTTAACTGGTTCAGAATTAATATGAATAGATTTAATTTGACATTTTACATAATTAGATTGTATTTTCCAAAATATTGGTTTGTTAATTTCTATTTTTCCTGAGACCAAAAATCCTGAAACTATTATCCCTAAATCATTATGTGGATAAATATTTAAAATATTGAATTTTGTTTCATGAATAGCATCATTGGAATTAAGACTATTAATTTTACTATTAATCATAAGAAATATTTGTTCTTTATCAATTAATTTCTTACAATAAAATAAACTGTTGGAATCAAATATATTAACAATTATGTAGGGTATGTCCAATTTATCTAATATGAACTTATCAAAATGATTATAATTGTTAAATTTATCTGTAAATAATAAACATAAATTTGGATGGGTACCTAATAATGTTTTATATTTGGTACGTTTATATTGTTCACTACCAGGTGCTTCTAAAAAAGTATATTTGTATTCTTTTTCAGAATTTTTAAAAATTTTATAATGACAATTTATTGATGATGTTTTTTTTGTTTCTAATTCATGTTTATGATTCATTAAATAAATACGTGCTTCAGTTTTTCCATCTATTTTATTAAGTAAAATATTTGATAGGAATGTGGTTTTACCAGTTTGACTGTCACCCAACAACACAATCCGTACTTCTGGTAAAATTTTAGTTTTTCTCCTAATTGTAATTTTAAAATATGAACAAGGTTTTTCACTATATGTGGTTTTTATAACTTTAAAATCAATTATTTCAGCATTGTTTTTTTCTAATAGTAAAATAAAATTATTTAAGGTTTCTTTTTTTTCTTTTTCATTTATCGGATAAGGTGTACCATCATCATCTACTCCTAAATAATAAATTGCTTGATTATCTCCTTCAGACAATCTCCATTTCATTTGTGTAGCTAATTGTTCTAATCTAGTAGAATCAACATTAATTAAATACCTCTTATATTCAATGTTACCTTCTTCAATTTCTGGTATTAATGACATTAATCTTCTTCTTTATTATTTACAGACTTTAATCCTTTAATAGCTTTTTGTAAATCTTTAACGGAAGGTATCATTTTAATTGGAATTTGAGGGGGTAAGCTACTACCAGTTAAATTAGCAGATTTAATTGCTATTTCTTCTGGATTTACTTTGATAGGATTATTTGGCAATAAGAAAGATGGAGGGGGTGGTGGAATGGGTATAGAAATTTTTGGTGTTGGATCAATGAAATTAATATCTAGTTGATCAGGTGGTGCATAATATTTAATTTGATAAAGTTGTGAAGATAAACCTAATTTTTCTCCTCTTGACCAAATATAGCTAATTTTAATTACTATTTCTATTTGTCCGTTTATTTTAAAATCTTCCAATTTAAGTTGTTTGTTTTCAATATTAGATGTTATCTTTAGTTTATCATTAACATTAGCTTTAATAAAATTAAGTAAATTTTTTTTACTAATTAGACTAACAAATTCCCGATTTATTTTTTTCCCTTTAAAACACTCTTCTATGTTTTTTTCGAAATTTTTAATCCAATCTATAAAAATATTTGTTTGTTCCCAATTGGGATAAATTGGGATGCTTAATTGATTAAATTTATGATTTCCCATATTATAAATAAGTCTTAGTTTTGGTAATCTTAAATATATTTCTTTAGGTGTATCATTTGAATCTACTTGATAATAAATATAATATTTAGAATTTTCTTGGTCCATTTTAATTTTCCTACCAATAATTAATTGGTCAAAAGTAAAGTCTATTTTATTTGTACTAAAGTCAATCAGATAATAACTCATTTATATACTATAATCTAACATAATCTTTAACATAATTCATCAATTTTTCTTAAAAAATTTAAATTTATTATATAGTTTATAATAATATGGCAGGAGGTTTATTTCCAAATTATCCATTTGAATTGAATCCAAAATGCATAATTTTTAGTATAATTATTATTGGATTATTTTTTTATCATCCACCAGAAATGAATATTTACTGGAAGATATTTGTTGCAATGATTTTATTTATTGTATCTTATGTATCAATGGCTTGGTATGATTGTCAAAAATTGGCACTGAAGAAGAGCTCCAGTAAACTTGGTATTACAGATAAATTAAAACCAGAACCACATATGCCAAGTCAAACTGACAAATCCAAAATGACATCTGAAGAAAAAGATTTAGAATGGCAATTAATAAACTTATTCCATATTTTGGTAATTGCTCCTTTATTCATTTATATAGGTATAAATAAAAATAATTCCAATCAACTATCAATATTATTACTAATAATTAGTTTAGCATTTGGAATACTATATCATGGGGTTAGATTGTTAGATAATTTCAATATCATTTCATTTGGACATTTAATAACTGGGGGTATTGGTATTTATTATGGATTGAAATCAGAAAGACCTGAATGGTTCCATAATGCTTTAATAGGTGTTGGTATTTATTCTGGATTAAAACATGGGGTTTATTTAATGCAATCATCACATTAAAAAAGTGAAAAATAATTTTTATAAAAAATGTATTATATATCCCAATGATAAACTTAAATAATGAATCAAATTTTATACCACATACCAACAACCAAAATCCTAAATTATTATCGGGATTTATTGACTCAGATACTAATAATAAATTTATTAGTATCTTTGACACATTTTGTTCTAAAAATATATCTAATGATAAAGTTTGTCAACAATTTATATTTTCAAACAAAGAAGAAGTTAATTATGAATTAAAAGAAATATTAAATGAGGCTTATTACTATTTATCATCAAATGGATTTAATATTGATAAAACCAATGGACTGATTGAATTTTGGAAATATAGTTGTGATGGTAAAAAAGTAACCAGTAATTTGGATATGCATGAGGATGATTATGGTGGGTTACCATATTGTGTTGAAACATGTATTTTTTATCTACAAAAAGACCCCAATATTATTGGAGGAAATCTATTATATCAAGAAGTTATAAATAAATGGGGATTTGGATTATTCTCAAATATTGTACAAAAAAAATTAGAAATACAAAACAATATGGTTGCATTATTAGGAGGAAATTTATATCATCGTCCTCAATCAATTAATGGTAAGGGAACAAGAAAATGTATTGTTGTGCAATTTATGTCAATTTCAAGATAAAAATTGAAAATAACTTAATTAAAGATATATTCAAATTAATCTAATAAGATGTATAAAAGAATCTGCTTTATTTATACTGAGACTACAGGTCTTCATCATACTAATGAACCTGTTTCAAAAAAAAAGTTATTTGAATTCGCCCGAATGGTTTCATTAAATTATGAAATAGGATTTGTTAAAAATAATGAATTCATTCAAGAAATTAAAGTTAGACAAATTGTAAAACCAAGATGTATGGTGATACCTGAAGAAACAATAGGATTTCATGGGATTACCCAACAAATTGCCAATAAAAAAGGAAAAGACCCTGAAGAACTTATTAGCCAATTTAAAACTGATTTGAAAAATGTTGATATAATTGTAAGTCATAATATTGATTTTCATCTGAAAACTATTTTATCTGAGGCAGTACGTTATAATATTAATTTGGATTTTAGTAATTATGTAATAGTTGATACCATAAGTTTTTATCATAGTTATGGTTTTATAAAATTAAAAGATTTAGCAACCAAATTATCATTAAAAAATATTCCAGAGTCAAATGATAATAACGTGGAGTTAATTAAAAATGTTTTCCTAAAATTATATGTTAAATTTAAAAAATCAGTAAATTCTAATACTGATACCAAATAATTAATTCCATCTTTTAAACATAACAAATGTTCCATCATCTTTCAATTCCGGTAATGGAATTCTTGTTTTATCTTCCCATTTAAAATCTAATTGATTTTGACAGGTTCTTTCTGACCATGTCATTTTGTATTTGTCACAAAATTCCTTTGTAACAAAATCGATGCATTCTTTATTGGTTTGTCTACATGAACCCAGAATATTTTTATTTTCGTCACAGTTAATATTATTCCATCCATTTTCACCATTAAAAAATAGTTGTTGATTTGAATTTGGATTATACAATTTTGAGTCACAATTTTCATTTTCCATTTTTTTGAATTGATATTTAAAATTTCCCCCAAATTCATTATTAGAATCTTCCACGTAATTCTTTTGAATCAAACAACATTTTACATTGGGTTGATATTGTTGGGTTAAGTTAGATAAATAAGAAGGTTGTGATTCATCTTCATCTGACTTATATGATGATTCAAATGTTTTATATTCAGTATCACTAACTATATCAAAGTTTTCATAAACTCTTTGAAATAGTATTATGATTAATATTAAAATAATAAGCAATAAAAATTGTTTCATATTATATTTAAAAAGAAAATAAATTTTATTATTAAAATGTCAAAAGAACATGTGTTTACAGTAACAGAATTATCCGAATATTTAAAATCCGTAATTGCTAATAAAAAAATTAGGGTAGTTGGTGAAGTTTCACAACCAACAATTAGAGGAGGTCATTTATATTTTTCTTTAAAAGATGATTCATCAAATATAAAATCGATTATTTGGAAATCCAAAAATATAAATAAAGAAGATATAACTGAAGGACAAAAACTAACTATGGATTGTAAATTAGATTTTTATGCAGGTACAGGAAATGTTAATCTTATTGTGGATAAAATAGTAACAAATGAAGGTGAAGGAGAATTATTTATAAAATATGAAAAAATAAAACAAGAATTTAATTCCAAAGGTTATTTCAATTTATCGAGGAAAAAAACTTTACCAAAAATTTTAAAAAATATATTAATTATTACAAGTGAAGATGGTGCTGCTCTTCAGGATTTTATTTACAATATAAACAATAACAAATCATTAATAAATTATGATATTAAAGATGTTAAAGTACAAGGCGTGGAATGTCCAAAAAATATTTGTGAAGTGTTAGATGAACTTAAGAAATCAAATACTCAATATGATTTGGTTGTTATTACAAGAGGAGGAGGTAGTTTTTCAGATTTATTTGGATTTTCTCAACCTGAGTTAATTGAATCAGTATATCAATTTCATTTACCTGTATTAAGTGCAATAGGTCACCAAGTAGATAATCCATTATTAGATTTAGTGGCAGACATAAGTACTCCTACACCAAGTTTAGCAGCACAATTTATAGTAGAGCATAATAAAAAATTTATCAATTCACTTGAAAAGATGAGAGACCAGATAAATTCAGAATTATTGGATGATATAACAAATAGTCAAAATGCACTAGGTAAATTAAATGAAAGATTATATAAAATATTTAATGGATTAGTAAAATTAAAAAATGATTGTCAAAATTTAATTAGAAATGATATTGGAAATCTGATGGTTAAATTATCTGTGCTTGAATCAAAAGTGCAAATAAATTTAGGAAAAGATATTGGGTTGTATACTAAAACAAATGCTAAAATAGAAGACAATGAAGAAATAGAAAATTTTATCGGACACATAATTAAATTAAGGTGGGCTGATAAAGAATTTAAGATAAAATTAATTGAAAAGTTATAATTTTTTAACCTAGTAATTAAATTTTTACTTTAATTATTTAATGAAAGTATTATCGGTTCAAAACAGATTTGTGGTAAGTGGAATACCATCAAAAAATTATTTACCAAAATCATTACTACAAATTCATAATAAGAATATCAAATATACAAATGGAAATTCTAATTTTATTTTTGAGTTTGGTTCTCAAGTACAAAACGAATACTTTGGAAGTCAATTCGATTGGTCTCCAGATCAGAATTATATCTTGTCATGGTATGAAGACCAAAATAATAATTTTTCTTCAAATGTAATTTTGTATGATGTATCACAAATAGATTCAAATAAGGAACCAAACCAAATAAAAAAAATTATATTTGATAATCCAGACCGCGTACAAAAAGTTAAATTTAGTCCAGATGGTAAAAAATTTGCTATTTTAATTGCTCCTAATATTGAAATGGATGACGGGTCTCCATCTAAAATATTAATATATTCATTAGATAAATTTTTGACTGATTCAACAAATACACCTGATAATATAATTATACCATCTGATTATCCAATAATGAGTCAAATGCTACCATCTTTTGATTGGGATTCAAATAGTAATGTAGTATATGTTGGAACTATAACACCAATACAAAACTTGATATTTGAAAGCCCAATATCTGGAAACATGGGAGTAGTTCTTGGTATTGATGTTACAAGTGGTGATTTAATTAAATTATTTTACTTAGACCCTAATGAAGAAACAATTATAGATTTATTATATTTTGGATACATGATTAAAGTTAGTCCTAGTGGTAATAAAATTGCAATTGGGACCGAATTTGATGCAGTTTTTATTTTTGAATTATCAAACCAATATGAAAACAATGTATTTTCGAATAAATTTGTTTTATCATATTATAACTTTGAATTTAGTCCAAATGGTTCAATATTTTCGATTGGGTATGAATATTTAGGGTCATATTTTGTAAATATTTATGATGATTTAAGTCAATTAGAACCAATATCCAGTGGATTAATTTCATCTCCTGAAATTCAAGAAAAATTTGGTTCATCTATATCTTGGTCCCCAGATGGAACAAAAATAGCAATTAATCTTTTGGTTGATTTTTATGGAGAAGGAGGTGGTGGTGTATTAGGTACAGTTTATATTTATGACACAACTAATTTTCAAGAAATTAAAACTATAACTTTATCAGATAATAGTGATTTTGCAAGGTTTATCAAATATAGTCCTGATAGTAAATATTTAGCAATAAATAAGTGGATTAATTTTAATTTTTATGAATAAAAAGAAAAATTATTTAAAAAATAAATATCTCTGATACTAATGTCAGAAGTATTTAAAACATTAGAAGAAGAGGTCCAAAATTTGGAATCAATTGAGAACTGGAATGAAAAAATTAATAAAATGAAAGAGATTAAAGAAAAAATATTACAAGAACAACAAAAATTATCTGAATTAGTATCTATGATTATAAAAAATGAGGTTAAAACAGATGTTGAAACTAAAAAAAAGAAATCTAAAAATGATAAGCAAGATATTGATAAATTAGTGGCAACATTCAAAGAAGCAACAACTTTAGAAGAAAAAATTAAATTATATCATTTAATTAATTGTCAAATTAATGAAGTAGAAAAGCAGTTATTTACTGACTGAATCGTTTTCAAAATGAAAAAAATTGAATATTATTTAATATAAAACAATAATATATTAAATAATGGATCAAACATTTATTGATATGGTTAATAAAGCTTACCAAAACCTTGAACAAGAATCTCGCGGAGACCTCTTGATTCTTCCTAATATTGTGACCAATATAGGTACTACAAGATTACATTGGAAAAATGTAAAGGAATATCTTAGAGTTGTGAGACGACATCCAGACCATTTTATGGAATTTCTGAAAGACCAACTACCAGGAAAAGAAGTAAATTGGTATTCTGGTTCCAAGTCTGATGGTCTAATTATTCATGGAAAATACCAAAAACAGGCAGAAGTTTCAGAACTTGCAATTAAGTATGTTAAAACTTTTGTTGTCTGTTCAAGTTGTGGTAGTACTCATACTACCCTGACAAAACAATCATCTAAATCTCATGAATTTGAATGCCAGTCATGTGGAATGAAGAAATTTATGAATTGATTATTCTTTTAGAATATAAATATTGTTCTCTAACATTATTTAATATAGGTGGAAGAACATTAGAACTTGCGAAACGTTTAATACTGAAGGAACCTCTTTCTCTTCTTAATGTATCTAAACCACTAGAATTACCTTCAATTGTATAGTTTGTAAAAACTAAATTATAACCATCATCTTGTTTTGATTTAATTTCCCAATAAGTTTCTTCATTTCCGATTCTAATTGCTCCAGCATTAATTTGTGGAACTTTCAATTGGTTCCTTCTTAATAAATCTGCAGCTTTATAAATTTTTTTTATATGTTCAGCAAGTTCAGATTCAACTGATGTGTTTGTCATATTTTCCATTTGTGAATTCAAATAATTAATATGAATAAACATGACAAATAGTATTATTACAGAAAAATAAATTAAATAATTTTTTTCGAAATTAATATCTTCTAATAATCCCATAAATATGTTAATATATATATTTATGAGAAATTTGTTTTGAAACTATTTTGAATTAAAGTTAAGTAACAGTATAAATAATTTGTGAGGCAGATGGTGAATCTTTTGGTCCGTTCTTAATATATAAATTTTTATTATTATCAGAACTAATAGACCACATATTTGGACCTTCGCCAATATTAACAGCGTCTACATTAATAGTTCCAGGAATAATTATATTTTCTTTATCAGTTAGTGATTTGCATAAAGCAGATAAATTTCTAATTGGATCAGTTTCAATATTACCAAGGTCTGTCATATTTTCAGTTGAACATGTGGTGTAGCTTTGTAAAGTTTTTTTATACAAATATAAAGCAAATATGAATAAACCAATTATTGATAAATAAATTAAATAATTTTTTTTAAAATCAATATCTTCTAATAATCCCATATATATATAAGTTATTAGAAAATATTACCAAATTAATTTAACCTCCTCTTAACTGGAGAACCATATGAAGAACGTTACCTGCCTGTATTTTATATTCTTCAATATTTTTATCATCAGCTAATGACCTACCTGCATAAATAATTCTTTGTTGTTCATATGGAATACCTTCTTTTTCTTGAATAGCTAACTTAATATCTTTGATTTTGTCTGTATGTTCTACATCGACGGTAATTGAAGTTCCTGTAATTGATTTAACAACTAATTGCATTAATTAAATATATCATAAAATAAATTAAAGTAAATTCAATTTTTAATTGATTTTTTCATTTGCTTGTATTTGCTCATACAATCTTTACAAATTGTATTATAACTATAAGTTCCTCTCTTATGGAATAAATCTACAGATTTTACTTGATTACAACCATTAGAACCAGTACATAATTTAGTTTCCATTTTTTCAAATTCGGCTATTTTTCTAGCTAGAATAGTTGCCGAACGTTTTATAAAACTTTCTTTCTTTTTCTGTTTACCTTCATCTGTCTGTAAATATTGTTTCATTTTATCAGATATTTTCTTTTTGGTTTCTTCAGATACTTCAAGTCCACATGTATGACACCAGCTGTTGGCTAATATTTTAGCGGGATTAGTTATCCATCTGTGTTTTAAATGGCATTCAATTTCAATAGGGTCAAATCTATTAACAATAAGCGATTTTTTAGTCAAAAGTGAACCATTATTTTCATTTATTTTATTTTCTAATTTTTCAACCAATTCATTTTTAATTATAATTTCTTTATCCAAATTAACTAACTTATAATTTCGTTTATTAAATTCATCCAATAAAAACTTTTTAATATCATTAACATCATATGGAACAACAATTAAATCCACCTTATTTTCATGACATAATTTAAGCTTTAGTTTGTCATCATTCTTACGTTTCTCAAAGTCTTCTTCTGATTTATGAAAAAAAGGAATATATTCATAATGCTGGATTCCATTATATTCAATGGCTAATTTAAGCTCATCATTATACATATCTAATTCCATTTCATTTTTATTTTCATTCAATAACCAGTTAGGACGAACTTTAATAAAGTCTCTATCTAACCAAGTTTTAGCAATTTCTTTAGTATACCGTTCGTTCTTTCTGGCCGAACATAATGGACACCATCTTTCTTTTTTAATATTGTTAAGACATATATTAAATTGATGTCCATCTGCACATTGTACAGTAAGATTATGATGGGAATTTACATAATCTTTTTCTAATGAATTCATTTTACCATCATTTTTAAGTACATATTGAACAAAATTATCATAGAAAATTTTTGCTCTGGGATTTGAAGACATTATATTTATTAGTTAATTATTAATAACTATTTAATAAATAAATTTTCAATTTTTAAAAGAATAAGATTATAACTTAATTGCCACCACGGAGTCGAAGGACCAGATGGAGAGTTGCTTCCTGTTGAACATTATAATCGGAGAGCGTACGTCCGTCTTCCAGTTGCTTACCTGCAAAGATAAGTCGCTGTTGGTCAGGAGGAATACCTTCCTTATCTTGAATCTTTGCCTTAACATTCTCAATAGTATCAGAGGACTCAACGTCAAGAGTAATAGTCTTACCTGTTAGAGTCTTGACAAAAATTTGCATACCACCACCGCGGAGTC